TGGCCGCAGCCATTTTAGGAATTATTATTGCCGGCATGAAGCTAACCAGGACACCAAAACTGCTTTCATCATCAGATAAATCTATGTGGGAATAGCGGCTCCAAATACTGTCGTATTGCTCCCCACGCCCTGTGGCGTTTCTCAAAAAGTTCGAGCGATAGTTGCTATTTAGAGATAAATAAAAGCACCTTGCTACCTGTCACCTTGCTTGCCTTGTCACCTTGTCACCTTGTCACTTGCTAACCCCTTGCCTTGTGTCTCACCTTGTTGCTTGTCTCTCTAATCGCTTGTCACCTTGTCGCTTGACTTGTCTCTATATATAGGTATCTAGTGCCATAAATACCCCTTGTGATATATCAAAAGAATTTCTATAAATAACTTGACAATATCCCAACTATGCCCTATAGTTTTATTTGTGAGGCACACGCCCCACCTAAACAAAGGAATTATATGAGAGACATCAGCACAGTATCCACAAAAGAAATCCAAAAAGACCTAGATTTTATTTCTGAACAATGGGGCGTATTCTCAACTGAAGCCGATATGCGTCAAGCACTTGTTTCCACCATCACAAAAAGATTGGTTTGGGGCGCAAGCAAGTAATTCAGTAGCCAACTAAGAGCCACCTAGCACCCCTCGCTAGGTGGCTCTTTTTTATTTGCCCCTACGCCTTGCGCCTTGTGCCTTGCCTTGTGCCTTGCCTAGTGCCTCGCCCTATGCCTTGCCTTGTGTCTCGCCCTATGCCTTGTGCCTTGTTTCGTGCTACGGGCTACCTATCTACGCTTGACAGACAATGCTTGACTTTATCCCACCTATGCCCTAAGGTGTAATCATAAGCAACCAACAAGGAGATACACAATGAGAAGGAAACTAGCAATAGCAATAGCGATAGTGATAGGAGTGAGTTTATATTCGTTCTCTAGAGAGAGTGGATACACTTGCTCTAGTAGCCCTGTATTGGTATCACAAGGTGACACGATTACAAGTATCGTACACGCTCATTGTGAAGGCAATACACGCCGAGCCATAGACGATACCTATGAGATATATGGCAGTCTCATTATCCCAAGTCAGCAGATATACCTACCAAGTAGCAAGTAGTGGTAGGTGGAGAGAGTGTCATAGGTGGCACTCTCTCCAAACTGCTTACGGGTGAGAGATTCGATACTACTGAGTGTTGTGGCAGTAGTGAAATCTTGACGGCAGGCGTACCACCCAGAACGCCTGCCGTCGCTTAGTTGTCACTGTGAAGCGCCACACGAAGCATCAGCAAGGAGAAAGGAAATGAAAACCTTGCCGATAAGGTCAGATTAGCAAAGAGCTGCAGTTTGTCGTGGAAGTACTAGACGAAGAACCTAGTAGAGAAGCCATTGGCAAGTAGTCCGAATACGAGAGCGCTGTAGTAGTCATCTGAGGCAAGCCACATGACCTCATCATCCGGTTGGCTGTATGGAAGTTTCAACGCCGTATGAAAGAGCAGTGGATACATACTCTCTTCGTTGCGAACGAGCATTCGACCAGGTACGAAGACCTCCTCATGCCAGATGACCTTTCTTGGAACATCGTAGGAGTATCCCTTACTGACGAATGAGACTTCGTCATTTGCCACATGGGTGACTGTTAGACACTCGTTTACTGCCCTGTTGCCTATAGCGAACTCTTTGGCAAGGTCCTTGTCATAGGTGTCTATTGGATTAGAACTGACATAGCCTTCAGCAACCATTGAGATGGCATCTAGCCCCCAACCCAGTCTAAGTATGGCTACTGCTGACGAGACAGCCATAAAGCGCTCATATGGCGTCTGACGCTGTACTACATCGGTCATCTGTGAAACAACGCTTAGAGAGCCTCCACACCAGCCATAAAGGACCTGATTTATGTCCTCGCCTATGCCTCCTTCGGCTACCATCTCGTTTTTAGCCTCTACAGCGGTGGCCAATACCATGGCCAATTTCATCATCCTGCTGTCGTAGTTGTTATCCACAAACCAATGCTAGAGCTTGAAAGCCGGCACGGGTGGCACTTCCCCTACAGAGTGATATCACTTGACTAGTATTTGCTACATGACACAGAAAAAGAAAACACCAAACAAGAAGGCAGCAACTGCAAAGAAGGCTGCTCCGAAGAAGAAGCCTATTCAAAAGAAGATTGCAGAAATCCCGCAGCCAACACAGCAAGACGTAAAAGAGTTTCAGGTTGTTGTTGAAGAGCTCAAGGATGTTCGAGATGCAATTGTAAAGACTTCGTTCTTTGGCAAACTCACAAAGTGGTTTAGAAGCTAACTTGCGTTAGCCATTTCGTGTGCTCCCAGAAAGGGAGCTACACGCATACCAAAAGACGAGAGACGCCACTTAGTTGTCCCTGCTTTGTCTATTTGCTCAAACAGCCCACGGGATGTTAGTTCGATTAGTAAAGTCGCCAACTCGTTTGTATCATCAAACATGACAGAGTTGTGCATCAGCACATCATCAATAGAGAACGCACTCATGCGTCGTTGTTTAAAAATCAATCCACAGTAAACACACATACGCATCTTCTTGTTCTTGTATATTTCGTCAGCAGCGCTCGTCTCATCAGTCCAACGAGTCATAATCCCATTCACCCTTCTTTAATCCGGTACGATACTTCAGTTCGCTTGCCCTCATGTTGGACGCTTTTGCTTCAAGATGCTTCTTCCGGTATGTCTCGCCAATAGCGACCAGTGCATACTTACCCCAATCAGTGATTTTGTATAAACAGATTGCATCGACTATACGACTTTCAATAAACTCATTCTTTTCCAATGTCTTCATCGTCCTGTCTAGGTCGATAAACCGCTCACGACGATTCAATTGAAAACGACGATAATCGTCACGGGTGAACCATTCGTGCTTCATCCCAGATTTCATTTTTGCATAGCAAAGAACCACATACGCTTTGCTACCGTGCTTCATGACGTTGTTTGGATTTTTGTTTTTGTTCATAGTGCCCTCGGTTGGATTTGAACCAACGTGTCACCAACTACGGTTTCTACACCTTATAAGAGTGGGCCGATACGAGGGCTGAATGAGTAGCCATCCGTACATCGTTCCCACTAATGTCAGATGACTACTCAATCCTTAGTTGCTTATCTTGTTCTTGGAATTCTTCAATGAATTAAGCTCAACGGAGAACAGTTTGACAAATTCATCTGAGTAACGGTGCTGAAGCACTAAGGCTGCTCGACGACGTGCCTCTTGTCGCAAGCGATTCTGCTGTTTCTGGATTTCAACTCGACATTGCTTTTCCTCCAAAGACAATGGCTTTCGGCCACGCTTCACTGTTCCCTGAACGACATTCTCGTATTCACTCATGATTTTCCCTCTTTCGGATGTTTCTTGTCCCATCAATATAAATGCTCACGGGTAATAAATCAACCCCAAAACAATGTTGACAAAATAAAATCTGACCTGTACAGTTCCATCAACCCAATAAAACAGAGCTACATAGAAAAGGAAACATATGGCATCAAGGACTCATGGCAACAAGGTAGTGAAAGAGCTGTTCAGGCAACTGGCAGCACTCGGCTTTGTAATTGAACACAAAGGAAGCACTGGATACAAAATCACACCACCACCGAGTATCCATGGACCCGTGTACTACACGCATGGAACACCACAGGCAGTAAAGCCAATCCTCAATCAGTTCCGCAAAATCTATGGAGTAGCACTTCATGACCCGGCGAAACCACCAAAAAGCAAGGTGAAACAATGAGCAATGCAGACATTCCATCAAAGAAATTCAACTTTTCAAATGATTTGGCTTACGGGCATATGGGTGAGTCTGTAATTAAGGACTTTCTTGAATCTCTTGAGCAAGGCGACTTTGAAGTCAAGACAGACAGGTTTAGGAATGGCAACATGGCAGTTGAGCTATACCAGAACCCACGAAGGCAGCTGGACCAAGACCAGAATCAGGTTTGGGTTCCAAGCGGACTGAATATCACAACAGCGAAATGGTGGGTCTATCAGTTCACTCTGGGCGAATCGTTTATTGTCGTCTCGGTTGAGCGTCTTCGCAGGTTTATCAATATGAACAGCCATGACTTCAATGAAAACACATTTACTCCATTTGCACCCAAAAGCGATAATCCGGCTATGGGCTTCATACTGAAACCACATCACATAATCGAAATGATGATTAGCCCAAAGTACGACGAGTTGCCGGGGGGATGACATGTCAGTGGTTGATACCAAGCAATACGACAATCATGTTTGCGACGAATGCCATCAACCAATCCTGCTGTTTATGCCAGAGAACTACATAGAAGAGGGATACAAGCAAATCATTGGTGGAATGTGCTTTGATGCCGGCGGAGCCTATTCGGAGTTCAATGACACATCTCAGTCGTGGTTGGTGTCCACATGGGTTGACGGGTACATATCCCTGTGTCATGACTGCACTGCTCGTTTGTGGTCAGTGCTACCTAGGGCCATGACCAAGTTTGGAAAGCCGCTACATTTTTCGACTGACCCAGAGAACGCAATGCCTTGTTGTAAATGGGGGTGGACTTGGCGTATGGTTGATGGAGTTAGGAAGCTGTTTTGCGCAGGACAAGATGGTCTTGAATGGGAACAAGTAGAAGATTCAGGAAGCCACGAATGAGCATCATAAGCAATCAAGAATAGGACTATGGGTACTCGCAGTACTAAGATTTCAAAATGCAACAAGGGACGATTGGATACTATGCCTGAGAACATTGCGACGAAGACATTCACAATCGAAGTAAACAGGTTTAATAGCGACATCCTCACATCAATCTATTCAACAGAAGAGCTAATATCCATGTTGTTGCAAAAGGGCGGAATGATGAGTGTCTCGGTGGTTAAGGAAAATGAATAAAGCTGTTTCGATATACAAGAATGTCATTACGGGCTCGATACCTCCTACTCCGATATCACTCGATGTTGATGCTGAGCTTTTTACTGATTGCGACGAGACGCTTCTTAGCATTGCCGACACAATTGGTCAACCTGTTGCGTACCAACAGGAACAAAAAGGTTCTCTTGTCCAGAACATATTCCCAATACAGAAAACCGAGACAATGCAAATATCAAGCAGTTCAAAGGTTGAGCTTGGTTTGCATACAGAGACAGCATTCCATCCATACAAGCCAGACATTGTTGCTCTACTATGTGTTCGTGGAGACCCTACGGGCATAACAACTATCGCTGAAGTAAGGGATGTGGTTTCTAAGCTAGATAGTTACTTGATTGATGAGCTGTGTAAGCCGAACTTCACCACATCATTGGACCCAAGCTTCATGCTTGAAGGACAACAGGATGCCACTATACCCATATCTGTTTTGCGCAATCACAATGATGAGTGGCACCTAACATACGACGAAACTCTCGTGATAGGAAAAACGAAGGAAGCAAATCACGCATTACTCCATCTCAAGGTAGCTATACGAGATTCGATTGTTGATTACATACTCGAAACGGGTGACCTGATGCTCATAAACAACAACACGGCCGTACATGGTAGGAAACCTTTTATTGCTAGGTATGACGGAACAGACAGATGGCTTAAGCGCGTTCTCATAAGAACCAGCAGTACTCCTTCAAATCAAATTGAAGGCAATGTCATTACAACTAAATTTTATTAGTCAGTGAACCTCTTACCGCACTTCATGCACCTCTGCATCCACGGGTAAACTTTTCTATCTTGAGGTAAATGTTGGCATCCCGTAGTACCTGCAGCTTTGTTGCATACATCCCTAACAAACTCAGCCAAGGAAACCCCAAGCTCTGCTGCTGCTGACTTCCATCTTTCATGGTCTTCGTCTGTAGCCCTAATTAAAACTTGTTTGTTTGCTGGTAGACCAGGTTTTGCGCCGGTGTTTGCCTTACGGGTGAGTTCTGTGACACCCATGACATCATCAACAGCTGCTCGAATATTGTCTTGAACCTCTTCGGCACTGTCTTTGGATGATTCATTTTTGTTCATAGATAACAAAACTACCTCATGGACATCTAGTTCTGGCAGTTCTTTGTGTTTATTTATTCCCTTGAACCTGTTGCTGAATCCCAGGAGACCCTTGCCTATTGATATTTCAAATTCTTTTACTTTTTCCTTTGATGTCCTATATTTCCCCTCGGTCGATAGCGACTTCCTCGCCGCCCCCTCCGTTGGATACGGTTTCCGCAACATCGATTACCTCTCCATCTTCTATTTCTGATTCACCAAGTATTGAATTAATTACGTCTGATGGAAGCACGCCGCTTCTTCCCATTATCTCCAAAAGCTTACGGGCTTCTGATTCTGGAGAGAACTGACTAATAGAACTTACATCTATTGCGCCGGAAAGGGTTGACCTAACATTGACCTGCGAATTAACATCCATCTGCACATTAACATTTGTCTGCTCCATACCGAGCAACTTTGAACGCCTATCCATTATAGACAGAACTTGCTGGATGGCTTTTAAGTCTGGCTCTGCTGTCACCTCAGTGCCATCATCCATTTCCAACTTTCTATGCTGAGTCATGGGCCATATTGCCGACTGAAGAGAGTCAAGTCTTTCAAGCTCCATTCTCAAAAGCTCTGGATAAGCAAAGAGTGCTTCTGAGTTGAGCTTTTCAAGCTGTCTTCTAATCGCAGTTCCTACAGCTCTGCTTGACATACCAAACCTACGGGCTATCTCACCATGGGTTACACCGGCTTGTCTTAGCTTGAATATGCGCAAGTCCCTTTCAGCAAGGAACTCCCTAGTTAAACCGCCTTCGCCTTTTGACACTTAGCCAACTTTCATATATTCAAGAACTTCAAATGGGAAAATCTTCCCACGCCTCATTTTAGTAGGCCACGGGCGCTCATCGCGGCCACCCCTAAAGTGTCTCACATCGTAGACATATCCCTCCATTGAGGTTGGGTCTGGTTGTAACGAAATGCCGAACTCCGGCCAACGAGACCAGACTGCAGAGCCGAATGGGCGTAACTCACGGGTTGTAAGGCTTGAACCAAGAGGGGCGTGGTGTTCGAGCCATAAGGCGCATCCAAACTGGTCACGAATGTAGTCAAGAAAACGAGCCACCTCTACTGCAACAGCTTCGCTTGTCCTGTTTCCTGAATCAATAAATGACTTATACAAAGGACCAAGAACAAGTAGGTCTGGTTTAGTCTTCTCAACAGTCTCCTCAACTAGGAGCCTGTCAGAGACGCTAAGCAAATCGATACCAGCCGGCTTGATAAGAAGATGGGCTTCAACTTGCTGAATCCGGTTTCCATTCATCAATTGCGTACGGGCTATTGCGGCATTCATGATGCTACGGGATGTTCGGCGGATGATTCGCTCAGGGTTCTCTAGGTCAATAGTCAATGTCCTAATTGGTGGCATTGATTGATATGTAAAAGGATTAACTCCAGAGGCAGAAAGTATCGCAACCTGCCTAGCAAGCATTGTCTTTCCAACGCCCTCAGCTGCAACAACTATCACGCGCTCCTTACGCTCCAAGAGTCCTGGAATAACCCAATCAAATTCGTCGTTGTCTGATTCGGAGATAAAGTTTTCCCAGTTAACCAAACGACCAGTATCGGTGCGCTCACTGATTGTCATCGATGTAAGAGCAATGCTTGCCCTGTTCAACTTCTGAGAGTCGCTCAGGTTCTCGGAATCAAAAATATCGTTAATCTTTACAAGGATTGAATCCATCTGAGATGGTTCTTCTTGCGGTTCCTCTACGGGTGACTCCTCGTAATCGGAGAGGGGGATGAAATCATCAAAAGACTTACCGGCAGCAAAGTGGTCGTATGCATCTTTGCCTGAAGCCGAAAGCCATACACCTCCCGTACACCTCGCCTCATCCAGCTTTGAGCGAACAATCATGGCAAAGGACTTGCCGACATCATCGTTATCAGAAATAATTTCGACATGGGCTCCAGCTAGAGCTTTTGTAAAACTGTCTTCCCATTTGTTATTGCCTGCTCCCCCGGGTCCTGTGGTGGCGATTATTCCCAGCTCGATAAGAGCATCAGCATCTTTTTCGCCTTCAACAACCCAAATGGGCTCATTGTTTTTTACTCCCTCAATGACTGCGGGCAGATTGTAGAGAATCTTGTCTATTCCGGAGAGAGAGTAAATCCAATCTCCACTTTTTTCTGGGTTTGGCCGGCGCTGCAAGAAAGACTTGCTCCCATCTTCACGCAAAAACCGTTGCTTCTCGTATGCAAGATTGCCATTTGAATCAATGTATTTGTAAGTCTTTACAAGACGTTGCTTTGGTTTGTTGTTCTTGTCAAATGTTGCAGACGGGGGGAAGAGGTCTTTCTGGGTTATGCCAATAGCTTCGCATATCTCTGATGCACTACAGGGCTTGCCCCTATGGCAATACACGACAACTTTTCCATTGTCATCTTTGACAGAAAGGGACGGGTTGCTGTCATCATTCCTGCACGGGCATCGAGCTTGCCACTGTCCATCACCACCACGAACGCCTTGAAGCTTGCTTAAGAAGTTTGAAACTGTAAGTGAGGCGGCGTAGGTCATTATGTACTCATCAATTGTTGTAGTCGGACCGTCTCATCATATCGTCGTGTTTTTAAATTCATCTTCTGCCTAAGGAATTTTCGCTGACTCTCTGTCATACCTCCCCATATCCCAAATGGCTCCCACTCCATTGCATATGTGAGACATTCCATTTGTATGGGGCATTTAGCACAAACGCTTTTTGCGTTGTTTATCTTTTCCAGCTCACATCTAGTTAATGGCGACCCCGGGAAAAACCAATCTGTCGGACAAGAAGTACAAGCTCCACCTTTTGGGAAGTCTGGAGGGCCATCAAGATTCAATGTTCCGTATCTACCATTGAACTGTTGGTTTTCTTTCTCATCTATTGTCATGAACGCAAAGAGTATTACTTACTAAACCTCAAGTCAAGTGCCTTCCATGTTGACCACAAGAATTTCCTAATTGACGCTCTGGTTCTATCTTCTCGGCTCACGGGTTGCACTATTTCCTGAATTGCCAAATCTAAAGCTCTACCGGATATGTATGCAACCTTGTAAATTGCATCTTGCCACTCATCACTGTTCTTGACTTTTTCCCAAGCGTACGGGTCAAACCTGTTGTATTTGCTAATCATTTCGTCATCGACATTTGAACGAGAACCCATTATCTCCATGTGCCAGCCAGTTGCTTTCTCTATTGCGAACAACAGCTCTATTATTCCACGGTCGCCATCTGAATCCTTCAGATTTTTAGCCATACGATTAAATTTTCGCTCAGTAATCATCTGGCAATAGACATCCAGCATGTTGGAATAGTCTGTTGCTTCAGCAATAAATGGGTTATTTTCCATGTCAGTAAAAGATGAATCTTCAATCATCTCCTGTATTGCGTCTAGATAGTCAGACTCAGCTGCGATTGGGTCAATGTCTGCGTAGTCCTCAGAGTCTTCATCCATTGGTTCCCAATCTTCCATTTCTATGTACCAAGCAATGCTCTTTGCACTGCCAACTTCTTTTTTGTTGCAGAAGAATTTTCATCCATGCTAGCGATTGCAAGTTCTTCTGGGCTAGTGAATCTATAGTGGTCTAAGTATTCACAAATAGCATTATATACCGACCAAGCGTTGTAACCATATCCGGCAGCATTTCTCTCGTTTTTATAAATAGAGTTAATTGCATCTTCTATAGAGTTCCGGTGTTCTCTTTGTCTCTTTGTTTCTGATTTTGTTCGAGGTGCAATTATTTTTAACACTGCATCCGAGATAGATGACACGGGTGTCTTTATAGAAAGAAGCTGCTCGGCACTACGGGTGAATTCATCTCCCCATTTAGTGGAAATTTCTAAAACTTCTTGAGCATCGTCAATTATCGAATCCATGTTTCGAGTATGTCTGGCTGTAAAAACTCTTCTTGCTGTTTTCTCACCTAGAACAACAGTGTTGTTGCACACCGCTCGTATTTCGGTATTTGAATATCTTATTGGCCACACACCATCGTGGCCTGCTGAGATGACTAGGTATCTAGCAAGCTTATCGTTAACACCAAGCGCATCAATCACAAGTGGACCGAGGTCTATTGTTGCAAAAAATCTTGAACCGCCCTTAAGACAGCCGCATGTATCAATAACTGCGTCACCCTTTGAAGCACCCACTACAGCAAGGGCTCTTTCAAGAACTTCGCTGTTCTGTCTTACTTCGTACCTTGTTCCAACTGTCGCCAACGGGTCAAAGGAGCCATCAAAATTCTGTTTTAGGGTCGCCCTACTGTCATTGATGACCACTGGTGAACCATCCGAGTTTCGGATTAGCTCTCCGGAATCATCTACGGCAGCTACCTTGGTGAGAATAACGTCATAGTTCGCACTGGCGGCCTCAAGCATTGCCTCCATGGTCTGTAGGCCCTTCATGGGCGTTCCAAGCCGGTGCCAAGGCACCTGTCGGTCGTTGTAGGCCATACGAATCCTGCCATTTTTGGTTTTATCTAGTTCGTGAGCCATTTTTCCTCCACCCAATTATCCCACAGCATTACTTTAGTCAAAATACTTGCAATTATTAAAAAGTGGCTGTATTCTTTTGTCATGACAACAACTTACTCCCCAAAAACCCAAGAATTCCTCACTAGCTTTTCCGACCAGGCTATCCAAATGATGATGATGACAAAGCTCATGGGTAGCAAGATTGAGAAAGGCCCAGTAGACACCCCATCTGTGCTCTTTTATGCAGTTCCGGGAAAAGACAACCCCCTCGAAGAGGAAGTTGGAGTTGTTGAGATTAACCCGGACGACGGGGCACCCGCAGACCACATTTTCAACTGGCTCATTGGCGTATACAAGGATGTTTCCGTTGCCCCAATATGGGGAGGAATCATTTCTGATGTCGTAGCCCATTGTGGGAGCAAAAGCGAACACGACACCGTTGAGCAAATGAATGACATTAAGAGCAGGTACCCAGGAAAGAACCTGCAACAGATTTTTAACGAGAATCCGCTTGAGAGCTCGCTGACTGAAGGCTTGACAACAATCATTTTTGACAGCTACGGGAACTTCGCCACCAATCTCACAACCTATAAGTATTCCGACGAGGGAACCCCTGTTTTTACTTTCAGCAAAAGCGAATTTATTGGTTCAATGTTTGGCGATAATGCTGAGTCTTACTCAAATCAAAAACTGACCTCACAAATTCAAGCTTTTATCATTGCGGTTGAAGTTTCGGAAAGCATCAAATCAAATGGAGAATAACGAAGCGTACATGGAGTCGGTTCTTGCTCAATCAGCACATGTCTTGCGACGTGTTGCCGTTATCCGAGACCACGGGTTCACATTTGATTCAGAAACATCAACTCTCTTGGACCAAACATTGGAACTTATTGATGAAATTTCAGAAAATGAAAGCAAAAAGTGGGGATTCACACCAGGACCATCATGCGATGGATACCCAGGTAAGCGATGATATTTTCATTTGAATTCAACTTGTCTAAGCTGCAGGCAGAACTCATGACCGAAGCGCTTCTAGGAATGATTAATACGGGTAAACGCCTAGCTGCATCATTGGATGAAGAAGGTGGCTTGCGCACTCATCTGAACGGCCGGAATTTGAGCGAAAACGAAGTATCCCAGTTAATTCTTGCTTTTCAGCAGGCTAACTCAATACTCGGAGAGATTGAACAAATTGAAGAAGAAGAGAATAAAGCTGAAGCAAAGAAAAGTGTTTCTGGAGTGATTGACGATATTTATGAAATGCTTCAATCATCAGAAAACCCTCCACCTTTCAATCTGTAAACTCCGTTCTCTAAATCGCTGCTTAAATATTCCCTCCATCTAACACTGAACTCTGCATGAGTCTCATTGTCTTTGGGTGAATAATCAAATGCGGTGTTGGCTTCCTTGAGTTTTACTTTTTCATCATTGATAATTCCGTGTTTTGAATAAAGGTCAGACAATGCGTCGTTGGGCGAATCACCAACACCAATCATCTTTGCTTCTTCTGAATCCCAAAAATCTAATGCATCACAGTCATCGCCTGATATGTAATTAGATAAACCTTCAGATTCCTCTGAATAATCTGCAATTGCAAACCACTTGCCACCTTCGTAAACGCCCGAATAACGTGATTCCCTTATCACTACTGGGTAAAGGGATATTGCATCACTCATCTTCGTATGATTCAGCTGATAAAACTTTCTCGAGTTCCGTAACAATAAAGTCCGGTCCAGCAGCTCCGACTATCGTTGAGACGACTTCTCCGTCAGCAAATATCAGAAGTGTTGGAATACTCATAACATTGAACCGTTGTGCCAACGCTCTGTTCTTATCAACATCAGATTTAACAAATCGTATTATTCCTTCGTATGCGGTACTGAGCTCCTCTAGGAGTGGGGTCATGTATTGGCACGGCCCGCACCATGTGGCCCATATGTCAAGGACCATGGGGGTTCCGCTCTCCGCTAGAACTGAATCAAATTCGTCTTGGGTTATTTCTCTCATATGTCCATTGTATTCCCTATTTGTCCACCCACAAATATGCCTTGCGGGTTGCAACTGGCTAGGTGGGTGGCTATATTGACTGAACACCCATATTAAAGGAGCTTTATGATTTACTCAGGCGATAACTGGCGCTCATCACGGGCGTGTATTGATGCCAGCACACTTACCTTTTTCCCTAGCAGCCGAAAGGTGCGATTACAGGCTCTTGCCTATTGTGGAATTTGTCTTGTTCGTGGTGAGTGTCTCAAGTATGCTCTTGATAATTCAATTGAGTTTGGAATCTACGGAGGAAAGACTGAAGACGAACGAAAGGTTATCTTGCGTCGCAGGCAATGAACGAAAAAAGACTCTGGCTAAATGACGACCATCTAATAATCGACTTTCCATACGACCCAGATGAGGTCGCAGCGATTAAAAAGATACCTGGGGCTAAGTGGGACAAGCTTGCCCATGTTTGGCGTGCTCCCGCTACGAGCCTTTCGCAGGTTCGGGATTTTGCGATACTTCATGACTTTGAAGTAGATACATCCATAATGCTATTTGATGAGCCAAAACGACTAAACAAGTCATTTGGTATGTGGAGCGACGATAGCTGGATTTATCTTGGCTTTAACTACGACCAGGTAAAAGTTCGTTCGGTTAAGCAGCTTCCCGGTGTTACATGGGATTCAAAATCAAAAGCCTGGAAAGTCCCCAGAACGGCAGTTCGTGAAGCAATTCAATGGGCGACAATGTTCAAGATGGATGTATCAGCAGAACTTCATCTTGACGCAGAAGAGTTTGCTGAAGTTAGCAGAAAACGAGCAGATGCATCACGCGCTTACAGTGCAGAAATAGAAATACCGAACATTTCTGGTTCTCTTCTTCCATACCAAATGGCTGGAGTGTCGTATGCACATCAGACTAGAAGGTGCTTCATTGCTGATGACATGGGTCTGGGTAAGACTCTTCAAGCCCTAGCAACACTCGAGTACTGTGCGTCTCTTGGAGAAGATGTTTATCCAGCAATAGTTATGTGTCCATCAAACCTTGTCCTTAACTGGAAGTCAGAAGTCGAAAAGTGGACACCATCCAGGACCGCTACTGTCGTAACAGACCGTTCTGATTTTCCTGAAGAAGAACACGACATAATCGTAATTGGCTATGCAAACATTCATCACTGGGTCAAAAGCCTCAAGGGATACAAGTCATTGATATGCGATGAATCTCACTACCTAAAAACTCCAACTGCCCAGCGCACCAAAGCAGCTATAAAGATTTCAAAAACCATTAAGTCTGGAGTTGTTTTGTGTCTTACTGGCACGCCTGTCACTAATAGGCCTGCTGAGTATGCAAGCCAACTGGAGATAATCGGCCGTCTCAATGAGCTTGGTGGCACATGGGGCTTCTATAGGCGCTACTGCGGAGCATTCAAGGACAAGTGGGGCCACTGGAACACATCTGGGGCGACAAACCTTCAGGAGCTGAACGAGATACTTCGTTCTCTTTGTTATATACGTAGGACAAAAGAACAGGTTCTTCCGGAACTTCCAGATGTCATACACGATAGACATATGGTGAGCCTTTCAGAAAAACACAAACTAGAGTACAAAAAAGCAGAAGACGACATAGTCGAGTACCTTGTGCAGCGCGCAAAAGAAATTGCTCTAGAAATTGGCAAATCTCCACATTCGGCTGCAGTTGTTGCACGCATAAAAGCTGAATCAAATGTCCACCTTGTAAAGCTGTCCGTGCTACGCCGGCTGGCTGCTAAGGGCAAGATGGAATCAATTAAGGAGTGGGTTAAAAACCAGATTGAAGCCGGCGAAAAAGTTGTAATTGCCGCACACCATAGAGATGTTGTTGATGCCTTAGCAAATGAGTTTGGTGGATTAAAAATTCAGGGTGGCATGGATGTACACGAAGTTGAAAAAGCAAAGAAAGACTTTCAAAACTTGTCTACGGAAGAAGCTCCTGTAATAGTTCTATCTATGCAAGCTGCAAAAACCGGACACACACTTACGGCAGCTCAGAAAGTTCTGTTCGTGGAGCTCCCATGGACGCCAGCTGATGTTGACCAGCTCTACAGTCGATGTCACAGGCTTGGACAAAAAGGTTCAGTAATGGTTACCTACGCAATAGCTACGGGCACTGTTGATGAACAAATCTACGACCTAATTCAATCAAAGCGCTCAATAGTAAATGCTGCCGTTGATGGTTCAGACATTTCTTCTGATGATTCTTCAAGCAGGCTTGTACTTGACTACCTAAAACAAGGGCTTAATCGTTAATAACCTTTAAGCACTCTTTGCAGGTAACAAAAGATTTGTTTGCTGTAACATAATATGAGCCATCATCAAGACCGCAAGAGGTGAGGTAGAAACTAAGACCGTGCCATCCGTTGCTGTAGTGAACAACTTTAATTTCTTGCTCGCTCACTACTACTCCAGGCTAAGTAAGAATGTTCCCGATTCCCACATGATTCCAATTGCTGAGTAACCAATTACATCCATCACATTGTCCTTGATTGATTCGTTGTTGGGGTTTGTATTATTGCCAACAAGATTTTCAAGTCTCGCAATCTTGTCGTGAACCCTAACCATCAATCCAGCTCTACCAAATCGCTGAATGTTCTCGTGGCCATAATCATGTTGTTTTCTGCACAAAGTTTCGTGCACTTCAGGTGATGTCAAATTAAAACCAAGAGAGCGTGAGAGCATGCTGGCAAGCCTTCCAATCCCCCTCCATGCCTGTGAGGCATCTTTTGCTTCGTGATGAAACATGTCATCTATAAACACGTCGTGTGAAACTCGGAGCATCTTGATAATGGGCATACTCGCATCTTCAAAAGATGCAATAATCTTCAAGATGCTGTCCCAGGCCAGGTCTTGTTCTTCTTCTGGCGGGAGTATCTTACTCAACGCAATTGCGGCGGCGGCATTCCATGTTTTTGGTGTTTCTTTATACATTTGCTCAGTCATTTAATAATCCTTTGAAGATTTTTCCAAGCCATTCGGCTACGGGTGCAGCCACTCCATTCCCGGTCTGCTTGTACCTAGCTGTATCGGGTTGTTCTTTGCCATCCGCACGCCACCTAGTGTGGTCCACGGGCCAGCCCATCAAAATTTCACACTCTTTTGGTAATAAACGCCTAACTACCATGTTCTGCAACACTCCGGTTGACTGTTTTGTCCCCGCCCTAATTGCATGATGAATGCCACCATCAACAAGCTTGTCATTGTATTCATCGTAAGCAATTGCGTCAATCACTAGATTTTCACCTCGGCTCGATGGTACGCCGCCGTCACCACCACTACGAAGTGTCATTGCAACCCCATCATTGAGCTCTTCCATTTGAGCAACCATTGGTGTGTTTAGTCCACCCGTTCCCATGAATGCAGTCAATGTGTTGATGGTGTCACCCTGTAGTCGTACGCCATCTTGTCTGTGTGGGTGAAAGACTATTGGTGAGTTTTCATCTTCATAGGCGACACTTGGTGACTGTTGCGTAGCTTTAAGTGTTGGTGAGTGGTCTGTAAAAACATTTGCATTTGAACCGAACTGTGTATCAAAAGAAAAAACTTGATTGTCTTCAACAATTAATTTATCTTCGGCAACATACTGAGTGCCAACACCCCTCCAGTCTCTAGCTTGCAGTGTCCCTATGACATCTTGATATGAATCTGTTGTGGTTTCAATACTGTCAGTTAGTATGGTGCCTGGGCCTTTTGCATCACGGGCACGCAATGTTAGAGCGGTGTCTGTTTCTTGCCATTTAGCAAAACCGCTATTCTCGTATGCTAGGACTCCCTGTTCGCTACTGCTTCCAATGCTTGACGAAGCTTTTCCGGAAGCTTTTTGTTTCTCCTGTCGGCCCTTCTGAGAATGCCTTCGCACGCCCTCTTGGACAGGTAATAGCGGGATGGGACTTCGCTCTGCGGCACCAATATCGTATGTAGCACACACGAAGATGCGGCGCCGTCGCTGGGCGACTCCGTAGTACTGAGCATCAAGGATTGCCCAGTCAAGCGCCACGCACCCTGATTTGGCCATTTCATCGAGGACGACCCCAAAGTCAGCACCCTTGTTGGAAGTAAGTGCTCCGGGAACGTTTTCCCAGATTGCGAGTCGTGGGTATTGTCCATTTGTTGCATCACGCATCTCCTTGATTATTCTCATTGCTTCATGGAACAAACCAGAGCGTGCACCATCAAGGCCTGCGCGTTTGCCGGCCACGGAGAGGTCCTGACACGGACTTCCAAAGTTAATGCAGTCAACTGGTTCTATCTCGTTGCCCTTTACATCCCTGACATCTAAGTACTTGGGGATGTCGGGCCAGTGCTTGCTGAGTATTCGCTGACATGCAGGGTCCCACTCAGCTTGCCATTTGCACTGCCATCCGGCAGCTTCGAATCCAAGGTCGAAGCCGCCGACGCCGGCAAATAGACTGCCGAAGGTAAGGCTCAGAAAGGTTCTTCCTCAAATGAGCCAACATCGTTTCGGCTGGTTGCTGGACGAGCGCCTGCTCGTGCTGGTGTTTTCTGTGCAGGACGAGCATTGACAGGGTTGCCTGAAGCATTCTCTACCTTTGCTTTGCGCTGCAATGTTTCAATGTTGCGTACAGATACGCCGATTTCGTCAGCAAGGATGTTCACTGCTGAACGCTTCTTTCCTGACTCTTTGTCGTCCCATGTTTCTTGCTCAAGACGACCCGTGACTGTTACGCGAATTCCTTTTTCAAGCACTCGGGCTGCATCTTCTGCAAGGTTTCGCCATGCAATGACATTGAAGTAGGAAGTCTTTTCTTGCTTCTCGCCTTTTGCGTCGGTCCAGAAGTTGTTGACCGCAACAGAGAATGAAAGCTTCCCTGCTCCTGAGTCAAAATAACGCATTTCTGGGTCCGCCGTGAGGTTTCCGGTTATTGTTACTGGCGCTGATGACATGTTCGTATTCTCCTTGTGTTTGGTTTATGTATCGCCGAAAGCAGCATATCACTCGTGGTAGGCTCTGTCAATGGCCACTAACCCTTTTGAAATAAGGCTTTCGTTAACCAATGCGATTGCTAACTCGTTGTTTGACATTGCTTTTGATGAGAGCATATCGGACAAAGAGCTTGCGCAGCAACTTGAAGATTACAAAGATGTTGCATCAATGCTTCTTGAAGACCTCGGGTGCGAGGTCATTGAAATCAAAGACGGAAAGATGATTTGCTCCTTTAGTCCACAAAAATAACACGGGACTAGTAAGTGACAGGAATAAATTGAAGCGCAGAAGGAGCGAAGCGACTGGTATTCCAAGGAAATACGGAAGGCCCCATTTACTCCATTTACGAATGGCTGTAGGCCGAAGGCCGTAAGCCTGAAGAGCGAGCAGCGTTAAATGGATAAATGGAG